GGGCAGTTAATCACGCGCTTGGCGGTGGACCCGCCAACGATATTGCTATGACTCATCGAGGACTCTCCTTTACTGTGTTTGCGCAAGCGTAGACCGGCGCGTTTGGCTTGTCAAGCATTGTTTTATCGCATAGGATTCTCAACATGAGAGAGAAGACGATTGAGGAATACCTGACCTGGGCGGTGGAGCGCGCAGGCGGTGTCACGTTCAAGTTTAGAAGCCCGAGCCAGCGCGGCGTTGCCGATCGCATCGTCTGCCTGCCGAATGGTCAGACGTGGTTTGTTGAACTCAAGGCCGAGCGCGGGCGGTTGTCGTCACTACAGAAAGTGTTTGCGTCCGTGATGGCGCAAACGAACCAGCGTTACAAAGTCATATATTCCATAGAGGAAGTCGATGCTTTTGTTGAGACCGTATCAAGAGCAAGCGGCTGACTTTCTCTACGAGCACGACCGCGCGATGGTGCTGGCGCCTGTGGGCGCTGGCAAGACCGCGCTCACCCTCACGGCGATGCGCGATGCAGTACAGGACGGCGTTGTCAAGCGTTGGCTCGTCGTGGCGCCGCTGCGTGTGGCGCAACACGTCTGGCCGGTCGAGGCAACCAAATGGACACCCGATCTCACCCTATCCGTCGCTGTAGGCTCGCCCTCTTGGCGACTCAAAGCGTTGGCGTCAAATGCCCGCGTGGTGGTTACGAACTACGATAATTTGCAGTGGCTAGCTAAACAGAAGATGGACTTTGACGGCGTGGTGTTCGACGAGCTGACGCGTCTCAAGAACCCGTCGGGCGTTCGCTTCAAAGCGATTCTGAAGGCGCTGGAGCCGGTCAAGATTCGGTGGGGGCTGACGGGCAGCTTCACGTCAAACGGCCTAGAGGACGTGTTTGGGCAATGCAAAATCATCGACCAAAGCCTACTTGGGCGGAGCAAAGGCGCCTTTTTGCAGCAGTATTTTATCTGCCTCAACAGGGAGTATGGCGAGTGGACACCCGCTACCGGCGCGTTGCCGCAGGTGATGGCGCGGATCAAGCCTGCGACCTATGTGCTAGAGCCTGGCGAATACAAAGACAAGCTGCCGCCGTTGCACACCGTAACGCTACGTTGCGAGCTCCTTGACCGCGAGCCCTACGAGAAGATGAAGCGGGACTTCATGGTGGAGTTCCCCGACGCGCAAGCGATCGCGGCTAACGCGGCGGCTGTCACAGCCAAGTTGCAGCAGATGGCCTCGGGGTTCGTCTACGACACGACCCGCACGGCCTCCGACCGACCCGGCAAGTTCGACGTGACGCAGAAGACCGTGTGGTTTTCTGACCACAAGTTAGAGCTGCTGGAAGACTTGCTAGACGAAAACCAACACGCCAATACGATAATTGTTTACAATTACCAAGCCGAACTGGAGGCGCTGAAGCGCTGGTATCCGAAAGCGGCGACGATTGACCAACCGGGCGTCATCGACGCGTGGAACCGAGGCGAGATTGAGCTGTTACTGATCCACCCGAAGTCGGCGGGTCACGGGCTCAACTTGCAGCACGGCGGCAGTCGGATGGTGTTTCTGTCGCTGCCGTGGTCGCTAGAGGAGTACGAGCAGACGATCGGACGGCTGCACCGTAGCGGCCAGCGGCATGACGTGTGGGTCTATGTCCTGCAAACGGACAAGACGATTGACGAGAAGATTTGGGCGGCGCTGCATGACAAGCGCGCCATGTCAGACGTAGCAATGTGGGAGCTGAAATGAACTGGCGCGAACTAAACGCACAACTGAATCAGATGGCCGAAACTGAGGTCAAAGCCCTTCTTGACGCCGAGATGGCAGGCCGCCAGCGCGTCACCTTTGTCGAGCGACTGCACCAGCGTTACTGCGCCCTGCGCGCGACACGCGAGCGGGCTGAGATGATGGCCCTACTCGCCCCGCGCTCGCAGGTAGCGTAAGTATTCGGCGCCTTCTTCGGGCGTCCACCAGACTTTGACCATATCGGGATGGTCTGGTGGCAGGCTCGGGTTGATCGTCACTAGGGCGCAGGGACTGAACGCGTTGTCGCGGAAGCCTCGCTCCTTGGCGTAGCGATCAAACACTTTGTAGCTGGCGACCTTCATCGTGTGCATTGCAATGCCCGTAATCGGGTCTTTGAGCACTGAGTAAGCCGATTCGTGTTTGTGCCCCGCGACGTAGATGTGGTCGCGGGTGCCCATAATCGCTGCCTTCATTGGCCCATGAGCCGGGTTCCAGATCGACGAGCCGGTGTGGTCGTGCCGACTGTTGACGCGCACCTCGACCCCGTTCGGAAAGCGCAGCGCGATGCGGGCTTCGCTTGACTTGTAGAGCGCGTCCTGTTGTTTGGCAATCCAACGCATCGGATCACCCGAGCCTGACCACAGGTCGTGGTTGCCGCCGAGTATCCAGAGCCAGTTGCATCGGCCCACGAACCACTCTGCGAGGCGCCAGGCCTGCGCCGCTGACGTACTCTGCTCGCCGTAGAGCTTGGCCAGACGGCCTACCCAGTTGTTCGTGGTGTCGCCTACGTTGACGGCGAACAGCCCTTCGGTGTCTTGGACGAGCTGCGTGTGGCGCTCCAGCGCCTCGATGTCAGTGCCGTCGTCATCGACGTGCGGGTCGCCAAAGAACAAGATGCCTATGGCGCCAGGTATCTTGATCCGAACTGGAATCAGTTTTGAGGCTTCTTCGTGCTCGCGCTTGTGCGCGAACTGCCGCTTGCGGTGCTCAATGAGCTGCTCGATCGGCACGTCGTCCATCGGCAGCGGGGTAAACTCAAAGTCTTTCTCGGGCAGCGTAGCCTTGTTGTAGGTCGAGTCGGGAACTTCAAACCCCTTGGCTTTGAGCCCGTCAATTCGGGCCATAATGGACCGAGCGTTTACATTCAACAATCGCGCTGCTTCTGCTCTAACCCCATTTGCTTCGCGTAGCGCCTTGACTAGCTGATCGTCGGATACTTTCCGAGCCATCGTTTACTCCATCGTTGTTAGCATCTGTTGCAGCAAGTGCCCGAGGCGATCTACGAGCTGTTCGTCGCGGGACAAATCATCATGTCCTGCCACGTCAAGCATCGCGTGAATTGCTTCGTGAGCCCACACCTGCTGGCGATTTGTGCCTTTACAAGAACTTAGAATGTGAATCTCATACTTGTCAGGAAGCCACATTCCAACACAATTTTTGCCATGCCGCCACTTTGAAGGCGGAATAGCTTTTACTTTGATGGTGTGACCGGCAAGTTGAAAGTGCTGTGGGATACCGTCGTCGCGTGTTACGGCGCCGGTTGTGCCCACTTTTGCAGCGCACGCAGTTTTGCGTTTTGCGCGTCGCATTGCGCGGCTAGTTCGCGTAGCTCGGGCCCGATGTCTGGCCCTTGTTCAAAATTTGTTCCAGCCGATCCTGCACTGCTCCCGGCGGCGGGGGCGGCTCCATCAGCTCCTTGGGCGGCGCTACCGGCTGGCACTGCGGCGGGCTCGCGGCACAACCGGACAGGAGTAGAGCGAGCAGGACGGCGAGCAAGAGCAGCCAGTTCGGATGCGTACGCAGACGAAGCCACTTCAGCACGTATGCGATTAGCACGCTCGGTCCGTAGTTCAGCTTCCAGACGCTCCACTTGAGGGCGAATTTCTTCACGGCCTTGCTCCCGAAATGTGTGTGCCGCGTAGACTGCCAGCAACCCTAAGCCGGCTGTCAAGATCAAATGCGGCGCGTACTTCAGTAACCAGTAAGGCACTACTTTACACCATTGTGCTCAAAACTGTAGTGGTTGCCGTCATTGAACCGTCCGCCCCAGCGCGCCAGCGGGTGCTGCTGCTCCCACCATTCACCTAGCGGTTGGTGGTCTTCGGATTGTTCCAAAAACTCACCGTTTCGGAACAAGTTGAGATCAATAGCCAAACGCACCTTATGGGCGCTGTTGGGGTGGCTATAGGACTTACGTACGCCTAAAGCGCCGTGGACTCTGGGGTCTCTGTAGGCGTCGCCTAGTGAGACCTCATAGCCCAGCTCGTAAGCCTTCTCAATCAGTTTGGCCACCAGACGGGCGAACACACGTTGCTTTTGGCCTAACGTCACGGCTTGTCAGCTTTGGCGTCTAGCTTGTCGTTTATGCGCATAAGCATCGTTTTGATTTCGTCGATGTCTTTGTGGTAGTCCACACGCGTCACATACGTCAACGGCATAGCACGCACGTCACGATCCAGTCGTTCAATGCTGCGGCTAATGTTGTTGAGAATCCACCCGCCAAACAAGCCAGCGATTCCTATGATGATGTTAAAGAGAATCTGCCCGTCATCCATCACACGCTCCGTAGCACTAGGGTGACTAGCCAGCTAATCAGCGCTCCCGCCGATAGCCACAGCAGCTTTTCGACCCAATCAATCCGTTTCTCTAGCCTTGCTACCCGGTCTGCGACGGACTTGACCTTGTGGCCATAGTCCGTCTTCAGCAGGCGCAAGTCCTTGGTTTCGACCGTCACTTCTTATCGGCAAGCGCTTGCGTCGTAATCGTACGCAGCACTAGGTTCGTGACCGCGCCGACCAGCAAGATTGCCGCTGCGACATCTTGGCCGAACAGCGTCGTCAGGTGCCCAGCGAACATCTCGATGCTAGCAAGCAGCGCCAGCATAACGTTCCACCACACCGTTTTGGATTTAAGCGCACCTTTAATTGACGGGGGCATAGTCGTCTCCTTACTGAGCAAGTTGGTTTTGACGGGCTTCAGCGCCCGCGAGTGCGTTCGTCACCACAGCCGCCGGCGCTGCTGCGCGCTGCGCTGCGGCGCCTGTCGCGCGGATAGCGCCAGTGGCGCCTTGTACTGCCCCTGCGCGGCGTTGCGCGGCCTCAAGGGCGAGCGCAGCCGTCTCGGGTTGCAGCATGTCAGTGGCGATTTCAATAGCGAGCTTGCGGTCAATTTTACCGGCCAAACGCTTCAGGATCGCGTTGGCCACAGTCGTGACGCGGTTAAGCAACGTCGGCATCGTCACGCCGCCTGCCGCCTCGACCAAGAGCTGCGTGCCAGCCGTCTCAGCACTGGGGCCAGCCGGGCGTGCCGCGCGAGCTTGCTCGCGGTACTTTGCCTGGCGCGCCAAGTCCTTGCGGATGTTTTCGACGATATTGACTTGATCGGGCGTGAGCACGTCGGAGAGCTTTTCATAGCGCGGCGCGCCCGCAGCAGCACGCTGGATCGTCTGCGGCGCGGCTTCAACAGCCCCCGCAAACGCTGCCGGGCGGAGTTTTTCTTCGCCTTGCAGCGCTGAAGTCAGCTTGCTCTCAAGGTACTGACCAACTTCCATCTGGTTAATTGGCTTGCTACGCGCCTGAAACGCGCTGCGTGCCGTGCCATATTCCGGCACTTGGCCTTCTAACCAGCTAATAAACTCTTTGCGCGTGCCGGCGATTTTGCTGGCTTCAACTTTGCCAATGCCATAAGTCGCGGGGTTTTGCACCAAATCATCTAGCGCCATTTTAACGTAGTGCATGTCGGCAGCGGTATAACTACCGCTTGCACCAAACGACGCGCCTTCTTCTGCCGCCAAGTCTTTAGCGCGGTCAAACGCTTTTTTCACTGACGGACGCGATTGCAAGGCTTTAAGCGTAGCGTCTTCGGCGACGGCTTTGGCGCCAGCCTGCCCGTAAAGCAAATTAGCTTCAGCCGCGCGGGCCATTCTAGCCGACGTAAGCTGTGCCTCAGTGCCGCCCACCTCGCGGATAGAAGCCGCGCGAGCGGCGTCTTGGGCTTGTCGGCGTGCCATGTACGCGGAGGGCAGAATCTTCTCTGCCGACTCTTGCAGCGCCGAAAAGCGCGTCGCGCCTACAGGCGCTGCGGCCTCGCCAGCCGTCGGCATAGCGCCCGGTACAATCTCAGGCTGCTGACGCAGCGCGTTAATAATCTCCGGCGCGCGGCCTTCAGCGGCTTCAAGTAGCACGTTGGCCTTACCGCCGATCGCGGTACGCTCTAGCGCGTTGATACCCGCGCGACCCGCAGCCGCCACCGGCGCTGTGATGACACGGGTGGGGTCCGTAACGCGAGAAACCGTGCCAAGCACTTGACCTGCACGTCCCGGCGCTGCCGCAGCACCAACGCCCGTGATGGTAGACACGTCGGCGGCAAAGCCAACGGGGTCTGTAGCAATGGTGTTCTTGAGCGCCTCGACGCTGCCATAACGGTCGCGGTAAACGCCGCCGACAGCGTTGGCCTTTTCAATAAACTCTTGTGCCTTGTCGGGTCGTGCCATCCATTCTTGCGGGATAAACCGAGCGTACGCGCCGGTCAGCACCTCGCCGAGTTGCTCCAACGTCTCGCGCGGACGCGTGACAGCCGTGTAGAGGCCTTTAAGCATTTGCATCCCGCTCTCAGGGATGTTGCTAACGGCTTCCCGTCCGACCTGCGCCCATGTGCGCCCGGTCGGCATGACATCCTGACGCTGTTGAGCCAAGTACGCATCGGGGTCAAACGCCGGTGCGGTAGATGGCTTCTTTTGCGCCAGATACGCGTCTGGATCAAAGGCCATAGTTAACGTGCTCCAAGTCGCTGCTTGATTTGCGCCGCGCGCGGGTCGTTCGGGTTGGAGTTAGCCCAGTTGAGGGCGTCCTGATCTTCGCGTGACAAATTAGCCGGTGCTGCGGCACGACCTTCAAACTTAACTTCAGGGTAGTAGTCTTTAACTTCTGGCTCTTTCTTAGCCAGCATGTCGCGCTCTTTGTTGTAGCGGTCAATGACGTTTTGAGCAGACTTATCGTTGATGCGAATGATGCGTCGGATGGACTCAACCGACAGCGTTTCTTCGCCTGCCGCGATCTTCTTAGCAAACTCACGGTCAGCATCTGAAAGGCCCGTACCGGCGCCAAACGCCGTGATGCGCTCGGCAACCTGCTGGCCAACGCCCGCGAAGTAAGCCTCCGTCGCCGACACGTCGATACCCGCCGCCTTAGCCACTGCCAGACGCGCGTTAGCCAACGTGCCCGAAATAAACTTCGGATCGTTGAGCAACGGCGCAAGCTGCTCAGAGTTTTGCAGCGAAGACACCGCCGACTCTGCTTTAGTGCGGAAGTCATCCAAGCGCTTGCCTGCGGTTTCGCCCAGCGTTTCGCTAAATTTCTTGCCGGCAGGCGGTAGGTTGACCGTAGTGCGAGCCGCACCCGCGCCCGCGATGCGAGCCTTCTGCGCCTCGACCGCAGCCGACATGGGTATAAACAGCTTGGCCCGTTCAGCCGGCGGAATCTGCGACAGAAACTGACCGCGCAGCGCAGCCTGAAGCTGCACGGGATCGTCCGGCAACGAGCTAACAGCATAATCGCGGAACTGCGGCACGATGGTGCCTTGCGCGATCATAAAGTCTAACTGGTCAAGCACTTGATCTTTGGTTGGGGGCGCTTCGCTATACGCTAGATCGCCCAGCGTCTTTTGGAATCGGCCATAATTTTCGTCGGCCAATTTGGCTTCAAGGCCGCGAACTTCCATACCTGTTTTCTCTGCCGTAGCGCGCTTGCCTGCGATGTCAGCAAACGAGGCGGCCATTTCGGCGCCAGGCTTGCCAAATCGCATAAGCTGATTCTGCGCCTCAGCCGTGGTCAAGTCAGGCGTAGCGGCAAGAAAGTTGCGCAGTTCGGCTGCGCGCTGGGCCTCCAACATAGCGGCTTGATCCGCCGCGCGCTGTCGAGTCGCCGCACGCCCTGCTTCAAGTCCTTGCACGTACTGGCCAAGGACGTTAACGGGCTCCAACTGAGTTGCACCGATGACTGCCATGATTACGGTCCTCCTGCGCCGGCTGCGGGCGCGCCGCCGGGCGGCTTATCAAAATATCCGCCCCGATAGAGGCCGTAGCCCGTAGCCGCCTGCCCAAGCGCCTGCGCCAGTGCGTTTGACTGCCCAAGATAGCCCGACGCGCGAGCCTGCCCAGCGCCCATCATCAGATTGCCGATGTTAGAGCCCATCTGGCCGGCCTGCCCTGCGACCTGCTGTGCCGTCGCCAGACCGCCGCCGTAGAGGCTGCCGAGCGCGCCAAGGCGCGTGCCCATCAGCGCCTGTGCGCGATTAAAGGCATTCATGTACTCTTGCGAGCCCATATCTTGCCCATACCGCACACCAGCGCGGATAGCGCCGCCGCCAAGGTATTGGCCCCGCGCCGACTGCATACGCTCCAGCGCCTTCTCACCTTCGGCCAGACGGAACGCATAGCCGGGATCGGCTTCCATTTGCGCCGCCGTAAACGGCGCGCCGATTGATCCGTAGCCGGGTGTGCCGGGCTCGCCGCCAATGCCTAACATGCGCATCAGCTCGTTCTGTGCGGCCATGCCTGATTGACGGAACGGCTCCTGAAGCTCTACCTGCCGTTCAAACGTCTCGCGCTGCAACTGCGCCGCTTGATCGGCGGCCTGCTGCTGCGCGCTGGCGGCCTTGCTGGCCCCCCGCGACGCGACGGCACCGCCGATAACGGCACTGCCAAGGATTGCTGCTGCGGTTCCAATGGCCATTACGCCACCTCTCTCATATACGTGCGTTCCATAGGACGAAACCCTTTTCGTGCATACAGGCTAGCCATCTTGCCTGCGCGGTCATCTTCAAGGGCAATCATAAAAAGTGCTGTCGCGTTTTTTGCGATTGCCCACGATTCGATCGTATCGTACATGGCTTGACCGGCTCCTTTGCCCCGTGCTTCGGGGGTCAGCCACCACCACAACTCTTGCACTACCATATTGGTCGGGCTGAAGTACATAGGGTAGAACAATGCGCCCGCGATGCCAATAATTTTGCCATCGTCTTCAGCCAACCAAACGCCTACCGACGGGTCGTGTATGGCGCGTAAGTAAAAGTCTGAGTAGCCGTCCACGTCAAACGGTATAACGCCGTGCATGGGGGACGCCGCATGGAACGCCTGCGCGAGTGGCAGGTAGCGCGGCAAGTCCTCAGCGATGGCGTTACGGACGATCACGAAATCTCCCGCCCCGAGGCGCGGATGTTGATCGCCGACGCTGCCGAAGCGATCGTTGAGATCGACCCGCCGGGGGCAAGCACATGGCCCACAATCTCAGGAAACGTGTACGTCTCAGAGGGCAGCAGGGTCTTGCTTTTGATGATTAGGTTCTGGTTGCCGGCGTTATCAAACTGCGTCACAAGGTTGACCGAAATGGTCCGCGCCGTGGTGTCGTAGTTGGTCGCCGTAAACTTGTCGATGATGGCCGACACGCCAGAGGCGCTGTACTGCGTCGTCTGGCTAGACTCGGCAATCTTGGCCGGAATCAAAACTCGTACGTTAACTGCCATGTGTCACCTTAGAACGTAAAGACCATGCGGACGCGGCCATTAGAGCCTGCGTTACCGTCAAACAATTCGCCGCCGTCGCCGCCCGCGCCCGCCGTCAACGTGCCGTCACCAGCGATTCCAGCCGCACCCGTTTGGGTGTAGAACGCACCGCCATTACCCGGCGTGTTGGTCGTATTGCCGCCCGAGGCCGTGCCGCCCGCACCTTGTTGGGCAAACTGTCCCGAGTCGCCGCCGTTGCCGGGGTTAGCGGTCATAGTGGTAATTGTAAACGTACCACTTGACACGTTAGAGAACGTGCCGGGTTCGCCGTTCGGCGAAAACCCCGTGCCGCCCGCGCCGCCGGCGCCAACAATATAGTTGATTGTCTTGCCGGGATCGCCCCCACCAAGCACCAAAATGGTCTTGCTATACCCGCCGCCCCCGCCACCACCGCCGGGGAACACTTCGGGTTCGCCTGGCGCGATGAAGCCAAGATAACCGTAACCGCCGCCACCGCCCGCGCCCCAGACCTCAATGGTCACGCCTGTGGCGGCGACCGGGATCGTTACCGATCCAGAACCAGGTTCGCTTGCGTCATAGACGCCCGCACCGGCCCCGCCGGTCGTGCCTATGACAAAGCCTGCTAGGGTTGCGCCGCCCATTAGGTCAAGCCTGCTCCACTAATCAGCCAAGAGGTCGCGCCGATCTTAATACAAGTTGCCACACCGTTCTGGGCCAATGTCCGCGTGCCGGTCGTCGTGCTGTTCACAAGCGTCAGCGTGTCCGACGTAATGGCAATCGAGAGCGCGCTCGCGTTGACGTTGATTACGACAAACACCGTACCGACCGGGAACGGAACCGACGCGTTGGCCGGGATCGTTAGCGTGACGCTGCTGCCGTTCATTAGAATCGACTTGCCCGCATCCGAAGCAATTAGCGTGTAGTTGGTCGTTTTACTGTTTTGCGGGGCGTCCCGGTAGCCCGCCGGGTAGTTGGTGTTGGACGGCGCGTTATCGGGAATTAAGACGTTGCCCGTAAACGTCGGGTTGTTAATCGGCGCAAACTTGGCGTCGGAGGCTACTTTGGTGTACGCGTCCGTGATGCCGTAGCCCGACAGCGTGTCCGGCGTGCCGGCGATGTCGGCCCATTCAATACCCTGCACGCTGAAGTCGTTGACGCCCGACACGTCGTCATACGTGCCGATCGTGACGTTTGCGGAGGTTTGAAGGACGAACTTATAGGACACGCCCTGCGACAGCCAAATTGGCTGCGCTGTGCGGCCTGCCGCGTTAAGGACAATCGGGTTCGTGTTTGGCGTCGCGCCGGATGAACTCGTATACGTCGCCTGCGGCGTAGTCGTACCCGCTGCATACGTGTAGAGCTTGCCGCCCGACAGGATGTTGCCGTTATTGTCGAAAAACTGCGCCCCGACACCGGCAAATGGAGAAAGAAATACGCTCATACGTACACCTGCATAACGGTCAATATGATGGATGGAATTGCTGGCACCGGGGAAACCGCCGCAAAATGCTGCAACTGCACGCTAAGATCGTCAACGGAAAAATATAACTGAAAATAGTCGCCGTTGGATAGCGGCAAGAAATAGTTTGCAGCCGAGAATATTTCGGCGTTGTTGCCTTGAATCTGAATTAACGAGGCCGAGTTAGCGACAGCCGTGCCGTTGATAGCCGGCCAAATATAAAACTTACCCGTGCCGCCCGAAGTCTTGTCCACCTGAATGGAAAACTGCACGTTGTAGATGGCGGGCCGCGAGACTTTGATTTTGCTGTTGTCCGCTGGATCACGGTAGACGCCATACGCCGTGTCGGCGTTGTTGTACGTGATAGCTGTGGCCGTGTTAATCGTCGTCGCTGCTTGCGTCTGCGTTGAGAAAAACGACCCAAAATTTACCACATTCGGTTCGGGATACCGGGGCATCAGTTTAAGCGCCTGTATCTCCGACTCCAGCACCGGCACGGCATCTTCTACCGTAGCCGCCAACGCCGGGGTCAGCTCAAGGTCCGCCGTCGTGATCTGCGTTGTGCCGCTGCCTGTCAGCGTGAATTGGTTGTTGAGAAACCTAAACCATTCGCGCGAAATGAGGCCCGTCCGCTCGTCAATGAACGGTACGCGAGGCGCCGGGATGTTAGTGATGTTAGGCACTGGTTCCCGCTATCCTAAGTTCAGCGCCCATAATCGCCGTCACCATTGGATCGGCGGCAGATACTTCGTATACGCGATCGCGCGACTTGAGTGTTGCGCCAAGCCGACGCCAAATTACGCGGGTTTGCGTCGCGCCGATGGGGCCAAGCGATTCCCACCGCTCGTTGCTCCACGTATGGCCGCCGTCGTCTGACCAGCGCAACATGACTTGCGGGTTAACAACACTATTGTTGGGCTCACCTTCGACAACGATGTTGCCGAGGTCTTGCTGCAAGATGTACCCCGGCGCTTGTTGCTCAAGAAAGCCTGGGTCATCGTACAAGCCGCCCACACCCGTCTGACAGTCAAGCTGCAACTGGTGGTGGATGGTACGAGTCAAATTGTTTGCGCCGGTCGGCAGCGCGCGCCACGTACGCAGCCATTTCTGTAGCTGCGTATCGTCGCGGAAATACCGCAAGTCAAACTCATAGAGCCGGCCATCCTCAAAGTCGCCGAGGATTGGCTTGCCCTTGAACCGAGCATGGCAGTTTGACCGATGCCGGCGGAACTCGCCTTTTTCAAACGCGGCGCGTTCATGCCACGCGCCCGTCGCAGCGTCATACACCCATGTGGTGTTGGCCGTGGGGAAAATCAGCACGTAAAAGGCGTGGCCGTCCTGCTGGTACGTGTACGCCACAGCGTCGGACATATCCGTGTAGTTTTGGATGGCGAACTCAACCGCATGGGTTGAGACGCGCACGCCTTGATAGCCTTGTGCGCGGTACACGACACCCTGACCACGCGCATCAGCACCAAGCCAGAATACGCTGTTATCAAGCTTGGCAACCGAGTACGGCGCGATGCAGCCGATTTCGTTGTACGCGCCTTGGATGCGCGTCAGCGGGAAGTCAGGATCGCCCGAGTTGTACCAGACTTCAACGGAGTTGGTGCCAAACAGCCACGCCTCACGGTGATCGACAATAATAGACACCAGCCCGTCCGGCGAGCCTTCTGCCGACGCGAAATCAAGCGGGTCGATCGACAGGCCGTTTAACAGTGCCGTCACCCACACGCGCTGGCTGTTCGGCTCGTTGAACACAAAATAGCCGTCTAAGTAACCTACGGTCACTGCGCCGGGAAAGTCAGGATCGGTGATCTGCGCAAAGGCGTTCGTATTGTTGTTGTAGATGTAGCCGTTGGGGTTACACGCTACAAATATCTGCGTGCCGTTATCGGCCATGGACACCGCGCCGTTACCCGTAATATCGCCGAGTTTGGTGATGTTTAGGTTTTCATCGACCTTATAAAACTCTTGGCCAGACGCGACAAACAGCGACCCGTTAAGCGGGTACAGCCCACGAATAGGCCCGCTGCCTACCTCCATAAACCGTCGCATACCGGGGCAACGCTGAAGATACGCCGGCTCTTTGCCCGCTTCGGGTATGACCTCGGGGTACAAATTGACCAGCCGAGCGTCGGCGGCGTTTACGCTGCGTGCAACGTAAGACGATCCGAGAATCGGCGTCTTCATTAAAAGTTCCCGGCGTAGATGTTGTAGCGATTACGCCGCGCCATCAGGCTGTACGGCATAGCCATCAAGTCATGCGGGTTGTTGATACGCTTGAGATTGCGCTTGCTGTACATCGCCACGCGGCGCACTTCGGGCGCCGGCTCAACGCCAAACTCCGGTGCCAATTCCAGCGCCAAGTTGTAGCGGAACGCCCGCAAGTAACCAGGCGGCATCAGAATTTGGGTGTCAAGCGCAGCCGGGTCTAACAGCCGCTGCACCGAAATAAAGTGAAACTCCAGCGTCCGATTAGGCACTGGATAGACCGACAAAGATATGTCTGGGAACGTGTTGTTTACAAACATCACCTGCGGATAGGTGCTCTGCACCGTTTTAACCGCGATGTTGTTGTACTGCAACTGGTTGATAAATTTGATGCCGTACGACACATTGGTTGTCGGATCGCGGAAAAAGGTCGAGTCGTCAAGCAGAATTGGACGCTGCTGCTCAGGGACAGGGTTGCCGTCCTCTAGCGACAGGTAATCGTCATTCTGCGTAATGATTGGCACTTCGCTTTGGGTGCCGATGACGTACACAAAGTCACCCGTCGGGCCGAGCGTCTGAATACGCTCGCCAGCGGGCCAAAAATACGTTTGGTCTTGCGTACAGAACACGGCGAGACGCTCGGTGTTCCAGCTATCGACCATTTGGTCAAACGCCGACAGGGCGTCTTGGGCCATCGCAGCCGAAGGCGTTTCGCCTTCAGCCAAGATACCGAGCAGACGCAAAGCTCCGTTAATTTGATCGCCTGCGGTTGCCATGGCTTACTCTTTCCTCTTACGCCGTGCCCTTAACTCGTTATTGGCCGCGACAGGTTCCGGCGACGCAGCAGGTTCTTCCTGCCGCGCCGCCGGTTCCAAAGGATCATACTCCTCCCAACCGTGCTCGTAGTCCATAGCCGCCTCCATGTCGGAGATAGCGATTTTTAGCCCGTGAACCGGGTGGCGAAGATATATGTTCATAATTACGGCAACAGTCCGTAAGCCTGCAAACGAGCCTCAAGCTGGCCCACGCGATCCTGAAGATTCTTGATAACAGACAACACCGTGTTGCCTTCGTCCTTCGTGACGAAACCAAACGCGCTGCTGTTAACAAGGTCTTGAATCGCGTAATCGGGCGTGACCGGCGCAGTGGACGAAATGGTCGTCAACTGAGCCGTGAGCGCCGCGCCCTTGGCTACCGGGGTCGTACCATAAAAGCCGACCGTACCGCCAGAGGTGCCAATGACGGCACCGTCAAGCTCGGGGTCAGAGAAGGCAACACCAACTGCCTTAGTATTCGGCATAGTCAATACTCCTGTATGAAGTGCCCCCTACGGTTTGACCCGTAGGGGGCGTTGCCATTACGAGATGCGGTAGACAGTCCACGCACCGTCGCCAGTCTTGCGGCAACGGAAGTGGCCGGACGTACCAGCCGAAACCGCGCCTGCACCAACCAGCGTCCAGCCCGTGCCGACCGCAACCGTGATCGCATCCGATCCCGACGCATCAATGTTGATGACGAAGAAATCGAACGCCGCATCGACTTTTGCCGTGGACGAGTAAGCAGCCTCCCACAGAGCAACGGTCGGAAGGACAAGGTTGCCCGCCGTGCCGTTGAACGTGAAAAGACCACCCGCAAGCTGGGCCGGGGTCGCCGTCGCGCCCGCCGTCAGCGCCGTCGGGGCCGCCTGCGCGAACATAATCGGCTCGCCGACATTGCCAGCGCCAACCTGATAACCACTAGTACCGTTAGGAAGTGCCATGTTTAGTTACTCCGTGAATAAGGTTAAGAGTTAGCCCCAGATGCGGCAGGCCATCTGCGGACGGATCACCGAGTAGCCATACAGCACGTCGATACGGCAGGGCATACGGTCGTTGTTGATGTCGTACTGACGGACAACGCGCATGGAGATGCCGTTGTGGACCTGACGCGACGCCATGTCAACACCCTGCGGGAGCAAGAGGTCGGCGGTGGCAAACGTGATCGCGTCCTTGTGGTACACAAGGTTCTGAGCGTACTGGCCAGAAGCGGCACCCACGTAGGTCACGACATCGCCGGCGGTCGGCAACTTGCTGACCGTGGCGAGGGCGTGCGTCGGGCCGTAGACCGCCGGCAGGAACTCAACGTCAACGAACTCGGTCGAGGCCGAGGTCACGCTGTTCTGCACGACGAACTGCTGGAGCGCGCCAGTGGACTCGCGGGTCTGCGGGTTGACCGCATACACGCCAGCGATGGTGAACACGTCGCCGGGGACGAGCGTAAGGCCGTCGGTCACGTTGTCGAGCGTCAGCTTCGTCGCACCGTTGGCGAGCGTGGTCTTGACGATCGGGGTGTCCGCGCGCGAGGCCGAGCCGTTGGTGTGCTGCTTGATCGACTGAGACATGTTGATCTCGTCGTAGCCGAGGATGCCTTCGCCCATCATGCCGTTCTTGAACTGGCGGCTGATCGAATCAACCGGGTTGAACAAGCCCTTCATGCCTTCGACGAGGCCGGCGTTGGCAGCCGGGTTGACGGTGGCGTAGCGCGGGGCCATGCCAGCGGCAGCTTCGTTCAGCTTCTGCTGCGCCTGCAACAGAACGAGCGAGGTGCCGGGGGTGACGCCAGGCGTACCGACCGACTGGAACACGTTCTTGTACGAGTTGGCCACATCAGCGTCGATGCTGGAGGCGAGCTGGCTGATACGCGGCTTGAGCACGCGCTCGGCGAAGTCGTCCAACTGGAGAGCCATTTCGGCGCTGGTGAAGTTGACGCCAATGTGCTTCTGCGAGGCGACGGTGAGCGTGGTGAACTGCTCGTTGTCGTCCTGAACCTGAAGCGCAGCGCCGTCGGTCACAAGAGCGCGATCCGGCAGACGGATGCGGAGGGTCGAACCAATCTTGGCACCTTCGACAGCGAAGCTGTCGTCGTACTGACGGTTCACGTTACGGGTGATTACGAGGTTGTTCTCCAGGATTTCCAGAGCCTTCCGCGTAATCATGTCAATAGTGAGAAGTGTATTAGCCACAATAAATCTCCAAAAAAGAAGTTAGCGGTTACGTCGCGCTTCCCACTGTTTAATCTGTCTCAGGCGCTCGGCTTCGATCCACTCCGACGTGCTCATGTCCTTGACTGAGCGTGGGTCCGTCGTGTCTCGGGCCGGCGCGCCTACGGTTTTAGCCGTCACAGGCTTAATCGGCGGGGGCGCGTTGGTTGTTCGTTTGACCGGCGGATTGTCGGTCAACTTGACCTCAATCTTACCGATCTCCTTGGCTTGCAGGTAGGGCGACAGGCGGGAAATACGTTCAGCTTCACGGGGGTTGGAACCTAAGTAGTATGCTACGTCGGGGCCAACTTCTGAAGCCTGAATCGTCTCGGCCATTACGTTCGTGATTGGCAAGGCTTTGTTGTACACGACTTGTTCAAAGTCGTCGTACTTGTCAAAGGCCGCTTCCTCACGTTCCTTATAGGCCATCAACAGCTCGCGCTGCTGCCGGTCTGCCTCCCGTTTGGCCAGCAACTCCTCGGCTTTGCGGGTTGCCAAAGCATCCGCGTAAGCGTCGGGGTCAATGTCCCGGTCAGGCAGCGTGGCGGGCGTCTGAGCTTGGGACTCAGGCGCTTTTAGCGCTTGCTCTCGTTCCCACTTGCGACGTTCCCGTGCAAGTCGTTTGCCTACTAGCGCGTCGAGCTCCTCTTGGGAGAACGTCTTAGCAGGCTTTTCTTCCGGCTTTTCGGCCTCTTGGGCCACTACTTCGGGTTCCGGTGCTGCCGTAGCTGCCGGTTCCGGCGCGGGTACTTGCTCCGCTACTACTTCGTTTTCAGACATTTTGATTCCTTACGAATCCCTGGTGAACCGCACCAGTACGGGTAAATCATAGTTTGTTGCGTAAAAGAGTCAAGCATTAGCCCATAAATGCCAGCGTAGCAACTCTGTATGAGCCAAGACGGTTTTTGACGTTTACCTTTCCGTCCGCAAACCAGACATTAAACTTGCCGTCAACATCGGGATTTGACCCTGTAGTGGATACCTCAAACAAGTCGCCGCTTGCTGCCGCAAGTTTGTGGATCTGATTACTTCCGCAAGCAAAAAGCCCTTGGGTAGTGTATTCAAAGTCTACACTTATCGTAAACAAACCTCGGCTTGCAAAATAAAAACGCGGAGCAAACGCGTACGATGCGTCATCATCCAATCCTTGGGACTGGACAGACACAGCGCCGCCAAGATTCAAATCGGTAAGCGCAGCGCCAGCAAGCAAAGGCGCTTTGTTGTTAGAAGTTGTTGTATAGGAATTGGTAAATCCTTGGTTTAACCCGCCAAGTAACGCGCCACCGTAAGTGGTGCCGGCGCCGGTTGTTGTAGTGACAAACGGCTTAACATTAGCCGGAGTTGCTACGCCATCAATGTTCATCACATTTGTGGCGACAATATCATAGTTCGTATCCGTGCCGTTTGTACCAACAGCAGAATAGACAAGGCTTGGCACAACGACGTTATCTAGTCGAACCGTACCATAAGCGCCCGCAGCAAAGCCTGTGGTTACGATCCACTTGACGGGGTTTTTATTTACCGAAACATTGCTAATAGAAATCAGCGGTTTAGTGGGAACGCCAATACCGGCGGAGGCCACCGTCGCGCTGACAACTTGGTCTATGACGTGGGTTCCCGTAGTTACGCCGGGGTCAATAGAGTTGAATACTTGTAGCCCGTTAACCATCGAGCTTGCTGAATCTTCGCTGTAGTCGGCTGAATGGTAAAAACTGACCAGCGCTAATCCAGTTTGAATCGGGGATTTTGCGCCGCCGTCGTACCCACGATAGAAGAACTGGCAGTTGGATACCATGCCAACGCCATACTGGAAGTTAATTTCCGTACTACCGCCATAGATTGTAGACCCATCATCACGAATAATGGTCTCATCGCGGACGGAACCCACGGCTTGAACTTTTATGGCTCGCCCAGCGCAGTTGCGAAAGACGTTGCCGTATGAAGTTAGTGTAGAGTCAACATATTGCCCAGAAATAGTCGTTGGATCGGGGCCAAAAAACTTAAATGCGTCAAAATCAACGTTGTTTGGCGAGCTAACGGCATCGTCGCCAAAAATAGCGGCGTATTGGTTGCCGTAGTGCATACACTCTCGAACGTACTGAGTGCTGCTGTACTGCGATACGGCAATACCCGTTGTTCCCGTTGATCCCGGCGACCCAGTACCCGCCGCGCGGGTAATTAGCCTAACTCTGTTGTTTGCTATTGTTACTAATTGAAACGAGCCAGATACGTTAACGGCTTCGTTGTATATGCCCGTAACATTCATCCTAAAACGAATAAAAACATTGTTAGAGATTGTGCAATTCGGAAGAGTGTTAACGCTTGGCGTTGCTGTATTGTAAATGGCTAAACCGGCAGCAATTTTGCTATTGCCATCAAACGTCAAACCGTCAACTGTCAACGAATTGTTATTAACTTCAATTCGTATTAAATAGTTTTGATTGTTAGTCGCTCCGGTATAGATAAAAGTACCGTGGCCGTACAATGTCACATTTGTAGGAATCGTTGCCGTCACGTTGGACGACAGCGCATACGTTCCAGGCGGTATGTAAACGTATTGCGCACCAGACTCTAAAGCGTTTTTAAGCGCCGTAGCGTTGTTGGTCGCTCCGTCTGCTACCGCACCAAAATCGAGGATGTTGGCTTGAGAGCCATCAATCATCGAGTATGTGACTTTGGTAAGTGCCATAGTTAAACAATATAAATAACTGTAAAGTTAATGCCTGCGGTGGCTGTAATTGCGGTCATACAATAAATTTGAGTATTGTATGCAAGGCAAGTAGAACTTTGATTGACATTTCCAACTGTTACAGCACCAGACCCAACAGTGCCTACCGTAATTGGCAAGTTAGTTGTGATAGCTCCAGCTGCGGCACACGCGACACTTGTTGCGCCAATAACTTCACCACTTGCGATGACCAAGCGCCCAATACGCGAGTATTTTCCGTTCGAAGAAAACGCTCCAACAACCGTGAGTCCTGGGCCTTGGTTTGGCGTCCAAGTGCCTTCTTCGTACCAGTTAAGCAGCTGGCTCGTCATGCCAGCCGCAGGGGTGTTTTCAGAAAAACTAACGCCTTTGGCGGCAGTTCCAACTATAAAATTGCCCAAGTTATTTTTAACATTACCTGATGAGTCAATTCGCACATGCTCAACAGCGTTTGAAATAAACTGCAACGAGTTATTGCTGTGATCGTATTTAACTCGGCCAGCAAGCCCCGCGTCTGAGTCAACAAAGTTTAAAAAGCCGGTTTCACCAGCAAGTGACTGTACGATTGAAATGCCGCCATTGTCTGCGACACTAGCGGTGATAGGGCCGGTAGCGACGGATCGCCCAGCTGTCACGTTGGCTATTGAAACTTTGACGGTGCTACCACCTTGCACGATGGGCAGAACTTCCGTTCCGGCAAGCGGCGTGGTCGCGCCAGTTAACTGTGAGATTTTTTTGTCAGCCATGATGGTTTAACCTTCCTAATTAGGTGTCAGTCACAATTGTTTTGACTGTGCCGTCGCCAAACTTAACTTTCAAATCGCCATCGGCGGAGTCTACATAAATTTGCGCCCAACCCGCCGCAGTTGAAGGTGCGCTTACGCCGTCAGCAACGGCTAAACTAGTTAACTTACGCTGATATTGCGTCTCGTCAGTAATAACTGTGCTACTACCAATATACACATCCATTCTATTTTTTAATTCGCTTTTACGCGTGTAACCAATAGAAGATGTGGACAGTTGAACCGGAATGTCTACAACGCATCCGGCGGGCGCATCCGCAGTATCGGCGGCATGGAACAACACGGGTTGATGCCCTGATGTTCCCCATTGGCCGTCCCACAAACCGCCTGTTAACCTAAAGTTATAAACGTTTCTATTGCGATCCGCGCCGGTAGTTGTGGCATTTGCGTAGTCCAACGCTCGACCAACTCGGAAGCCATCGTAAGTAATAGCTTCCATGTATGGATCAATTACATCAATATCGCGGACGCCGGAGCCGCTGCCGTCTAGCGGGTCAATGACCATCCCGACATCGTTGCCTTCAAAATTGCATCGAACAAACGTCTGCCCGTAAATCGTTTGTGAAGCGTTCTTCGGCTGGATAACGACGCCATATCGGCCTTCCTTAAACGAACAGCCGACCCATGCCGAACAGGTAATGTCCGCAACAAGTTGTAAGCCAACGTAGCAGTTGTCGGAAAGAATGGACACTGCGCTTATCGGAAAGCAAAAATCAGCTTTGTATCCAACATAAAAGTTGAACACAGTGATATTTTGAAGCGTTAAGTTGATGGCGTAGTTAAAAAAGATTCCTACTAGCGTATGCGGCGGAGTGCTTGTAGGCGTGATTGACCCTAAAGATGGGCCAATCAAACTCAAACCCTGCATGGCAAAACGCGATTTTTCCTCAAACAACCCGACGCCCGATCCGAACGTAATCATATTGCCGGTCGTCAACGCGGTGTTTGAAAAATCAATTGTCGCGCAGTCGCCAACAATGGCGTGAAAATGGTTGTTGGAGAAATAACTAACCGTGAAATTTAACGCGCTGTCGCAACGGTAAACGCCTTTCGGAAAGAAAAGCGTGCCGTTTGCTGACTTAATTGAATCCCAAGCCGCCTGAATGGCCGCAGTATCATCATTAACGCCATCGCCAAGTGCGCCGAAGTCTTTGACGCTAACAATGTCGCGCTCTTTTGACTGTACGGTACGCGTAGCTGCGCCAATTCCCGCCTGCGTAAACAAAATGTTCGATGCGTTAGCGTTAATCGTGCTGACGGTTTGAACCGTTGAAAACTTAACTACCGCGCCGACGTGCAACCCTTGCGAGAACGTGACCGTATTGTTGTCCGTTTCGGTGTAGGCCGATCCTTCGTACTGATTGACGCCATCAACAAACACCATCAGGTTGTTAGCGCCCGCAGCGTAGGTCATCGTCGTCAGATTGAAGACCGTCTGACCGGCAGTCGCGGTTTGGACTTCTTCAAACCCAACGTAGGTCTGAATGTCCGACGCGTACGCCTTCTTCGTTACGTTGTCCTGAACGACAACGAACAGATCGGTGCCTTCGACCGGCGAGTCTACAAGCGGAAGGTCTGAAATCTTAACGATTGCCATTCATCACTCCAGCAGCAGTTGGCCGCCGTCTTCCTGCACCAAGTTGTCGCCTGCTTCAGTCAGCAAGTTGCCGACTGAGGCACCACTGTCGCGGGTGCCTGAAAACAACGTAGCCACGGCTCCAAGGCCGATGGCTACGCCGTTTCGCAGTGCGACTCCCCAACTCATCGAATGTTAATCGGCTTTGCGTACACGTCGCCGCTATCAGCAACGCGAATCGCACTTACTCGCCAGGGCGCGCCAGTGCCTTGCGGCACAATGAACGGAATCGGCGTAAACGCCGGAATCGGGGTGCTGGAGGTCGTTGCCGTCACGCCCTCGCCCACAACGATGTATGCCGGGGTCGTGGACCACACCACCACGCCCTGCGGGCCGGCTTGCCACGTCGCAGTTGAGCCCGCCGTTCCCGTGTACGATACCGTACGACCGGGATATACGGCATCGGCCATCGGATTAAGAAGTTCCATGCTTTATCCTCACGCTAAGAAGCGCAGCTTATACAAAGTGCTCAAGTAAAGAGCCACAATTTCGTCAATAATGTTCTGAATTGCAGAGTCATCTTCGTCGCAAAACTTGTAGCGATTCGCTTCAATTTCGGCCAAAGACTCCTGCAAAAACTCAATGACGTTGCCGTTTTTCTTGGCCGATTGCAACGTAATTGGGCCGATCAAGCCATGACGGCCCTGATAGGCTTCCGCAAACGTATCTGCCAAGTCGATGATACCGTCGTAAAATGCCCCCAGCGCCTGATGCTTGGCATAGCTACGCGTATTGAGATGCACTGAATGGGTGACATCTCGCGCTAGGAATAAGTGCCCGACAAAATCTGCTGGTTTCATTGCGGCGGTAACTCCGTGCCCATTTCAGGCATTGTCCGTTGGGCGGTCGGTGGCACAAGCTCGCCACTTGACATCATACCGGCCAAAGTGCCCATTATGATGTCCTGAATCTGCTGCTCATTCAAGCCGCTTTCGACTGCCTTGATGCGATCGGTCTCGGCTTGATACGCCTTGACCTCCGCCTCAAACTCCTTGATCTGCACTTCGCGGGCTTCCATTGACTGCTGCACGCGGCGGAGCATGTCCTGCATCATCTGCATTTCCTGCGCCATAACCTGCATCTGCTGGTTGGCCGCCTGAAGCGCCGGGTCTTCCTCGTCCGCCAAGAGCTTCGGATCAATGACCTTCTGGAGCCGCTTGGCGATCTCTTGGGCGCCCGGCCAGTCCATGTTCTTGACAAACAGATCGCCTGCGACCTGCCACAAGTTCGGGTTGGCCTGCAAAATTTGCCCCATGGCGTCCATGGCTTCCTGACGCTTGGTCGCGTAGGACGGGCCGGTCGTGACCGCCACGTCGTACTTACCGACCGACGGGTTGTAAATCTTCTCGATCACGATGCCCGCCTCGTCCATCACCCGACGGACAGGCTCGGCCTGCATCGGGTTGATCTTGACCGTTGCGGTCTCTCCGTCAATGCCGATGATTCGGGCGATACGCTGGGTATCGTAAATCTTCGGAATCAAGTCAACGAGTTGGCGCGTCCCATAGCGAATGGCCCGAGCTAGGTTATCTACAAAGTGGTATGTGCCTGTGTCGCCTTGCCGTTCACGCGCCAAAATGGCCCGACCCGTGCGCTCATTGGACCGCATACCGAGGCTGGCATCGTACTGGCCGGTCGCGGCCTTGATGTCGTCGGCAGCGCCCATCTTCGCCTGGATCAAGCCCGTCTGGGCGAGCGGCGGCGGGGCACGTTGTGGCAGCGGCAGGACTGCGCCCTGACCGTCTGTCACGTCGGGATTAACTTCTAAGTACGGCCAGTTCGTTGTATTGGCCGTCTTCCATTGCTGTTCGTAGCCTTCAAACTGACCGCCGTAGCCGATAAACGGCGCCTTGGGCGCGAGGGCCAGCATCTCTGCTTCCTGCGATACCCAGTAGTTGTACATGCGCTGGGCGTCCTTGGCGTTGCGCACCAAGCCCGACACGTACATACGACCTTCAACTTCAAACTCGTTACCGATTACACGGATGACCGGAATCCATTTGCCCGGCCATTCGCTTTCTTCAAGGATTTCGTAGCCGTTGGTCTTCAGCCATTTGACGCGTTTTACGTCAACTTCGCGCTTGCGGATCGGCTGAAGGCCGAGCATTTCCAACTCTTGCGCTTCGGGCGACCCTTCAAACGCCGTTTGGTTGCCGGCGTAGAGATTCAGCGTCTCGCGCGTGTGTTCCTTGTAGAAATACTCCGCAATACGGACCGTATTCTCGTTAATCCACTGCGATAACGCTTGATCGCCCACACCACGCTGCAAAACCGACGAAATCGGCTCTGCGTTGGGGTACATACGCTCAAAATCCGCCTTCGGAATGTCCTCGGTGATGAAGCACCACTCCGCATCCGCACCACAAGGGTCTTGGATGGTCGGGTCCATGTACACACTGAAGCTATTTCGGATGCGGCCTATGCGAAGGTCTTGATCGAACGTGTTTTCGTCGCAGTATTCCGTCAAAATGCGGAAATACCCTTCGCCGTAGGTGACTTGGTTGTCACAAGCGGTGTCGTACGCGACATCCGCATCCGAAATGTACTCAATATGACGGACAATTCCGTCAAATATCTCAGCGACCTCAACGTCCGCCTTGTCATCGACCGGGATGACCTTGCCAGAAGGCCGATTTTGACGCTGATCGTTGGTCACTTGCCGCACATGCTGCGGCAGCTTGTTGATCGTTAGGCACGGACGCGCGTTGACCGTCTGTCCTTGCACCGAGCCGCGCGTCGCCAACACGTCTTGGGGCCACTGCCACTGATTGTCCGGCGATCCTGCCATGAAACGCAGGTCATCCAGCTCGTCTTCTCGGCTGTCAGAGTACGCCGAGAGGGCCATTGTGAGGCGCGAGCGCGCCGTGGCCAGTACATCGGCTGGGTCGCGGGAGGCTTTGCCCCGGTTGGTCGGCGTGTTGGCGACGCGAGCGGCGCCTCTAAGCCCTGTAGGGTCTTTAGCCATTACTTACGCTTCTTACCTTGTGCTTTACGTTTGACCGCATACGCGATCGCCACAGCCTGCTTGACAGGCTTACCCGCACGCACTTCGGCGCGGATATTTTTGCGGAACGCGCCTTTACTGGCGGACTTAACAAGGGGCATTTATGCCATTCCCCTGCGCTTTTTTACCATCGGGGTGGGCCGAAACGCCACCGTTGTGCGGATGATGTCGTCCGACATGCGCCGCGCCGGCATAGGCCGTACGGGCTGCCGCGCGGGCTGAGACGGTGCGCGCTCAATGAGCATGTTGCCCAGCGCGCCAGGAGCGATACCTACGCGATCGTACGGCATACTTACTTCCTCTTTTTGGCCGTTTTGGCCGACTGACGGAACGCCTTGGCGGTCGGCGCTCCCTTGCTACCCGGTTTGCGCATCTTCTCACCACTGCCGGCTGCGATGCGCGCCCGCTTAGCGTGAATGTTCGCGTAAAGACCTTTCTTACTAGCCATTAGCCACACTTCCAGCGTCTAAGCGACGCCCTTGCTCGTTCAGCCGGCCCCTTGGCCTTAGCCACCACGCCCTTCATGCGCGCACAGAACGACCGTTTGCGTCCCGCGTCCGCCTTAGTCTTCGGGTTGGGTGCTGGCGCCTTGAGCTTACTGCCCGTAGCGCGGTTGTACTTCGCTCGGCCCTTGGCCGTCAAGCCCGCGCCCTTAGACACGGGCTGCTTCTCGCCTCGTCCCACCGACAGACTGACCGACTTGCGTGCCATCAGGCTCCCATCCAACTGCTTGCCATGCCGTTGCCGCCCTGCCGGGCGACCACTCGTCTTGGCGCGTCGCGGGCCTCACGGCTGGCGAGCGGGTAGGCGAAGGTGACGGCGAGGGCGTCTGCCGCATCGGGCGACGCTTGACCTCTAGCCTTCATCTCCTTCTTACCCTCCAAGAAGATCGTCCCCGACGAGTTAGGCTTGACGTGCGGCCCGCACAGGTCCGACTTGAGTAGCCGATCATGCGGTATGCTCGCCGTGCGTAGCCATTCTCGCATGTCGCCCCACATCTCGGCGCGCTTGTTGCCCCACATCACAGGGTTCTTAGCCTTCCAGCCAAAGTTTACCCCACGAACCTTATACCGCTGCTCTTTCAGCCGGTCAAGTATGCCATAGCCGAGGCCTCCCTCGTCTATGACCGTAAGCGCTGGATTAAATTCTTCAATCGCGTCGATGACCCGGCCAACGGTCGCCATCGTGTCCTCTCCCCGGTAGCGCTTGATGGCCACCACGTCGCGCCCTTGTCGGACGACGATGACGGTTGAGTCTGAGCCGCTTCGCGCTGGATCGACTCCGATAACGCGTGGCGCTGTCTCGTCCTTGTACCGTACCCGCGCCATAGCCTCCTCCACAATTCGCGGAGCAATGAACTGGTCGTCGCCGTCTGAAGGAAACTCTCCGTAGACCTCGACTTTTGCCTGGCTACTATCTGCTCCATACTCAGCGATGATTTGCTCGTAGACGGCTTTATCCGTATCTTCAACTTGGCGGGCGTCGATGTTTTGCGTTTGCCAGAATTCGCGTTTCGCGTTGAAGCACTCATAGAAATACCCCTCGTTGCGTCGTGGGTTGCTGAAGGCGAGCCAGAAGCGGTTCGGTGTGTTCTCCGTAAAGAAGCCCGCCGTCACCGACCAGATGGGGTCTGGGATACCGCTTGCTTCGTCGAATATGACCATCACACCGTCAAAGTTGTGCACGCCCGCGTACGCGTCGGGGTTCTCCTCCGACCACAGCCGCCCCTCGACCGACCAGTACCGCGTGCCTTTCTTCAGGTCTCGCTCGACGATCTCCGCGAGCCACTTGGCCGGCATCACCCGCGTCGCTGACACCTCGAACCAATGACTGTTGAGCAGCAGCGAGAGCCACTTAGTCACCTCGGCCCATGTGACCGAGCGTAGCTGCGCCTCGCTGTTAGCCGAGACGATGATGGTCGAGCCGATGCGCGTTGTGAGCATCCAGAGGATCAGCCAACTGACGAGGGCTGACTTACCGATGCCGCGCCCCGAGGCTGTTGCCATGCGCAGCACCTCGTACCCCGTCGCCGTCTTGTTCTTAGCAATGTGAGCGGCGACCTTGCGCAGCACCTCGCGCTGCCACTTGCGCGGTCCGCTGAACTGCGCCAGTGGCGTACCCTGCTGCCCCCACGGGAAGGCGAACAGCACGAACGCCTCGGGGTCGTCCTTGATCGCGGGCGACCAAAGACGCGTCATTAGGAGCTGCTCGTCCTCGGGGCTATAGATCGGTAGTTGCATACTCTGCCGTCAGCGCAGGGGTCGCGCGGGTGGTGGGTGTGTGGCTTAGTGCAGCCGGTGTATCCGACACCACTCGGCCCTCGATGACGCGAGACTCCGCCTCTTGCAGCGCCGCGATGACGCTGATCTGCTGCTTGACATCGACCTGCACCTGCTGCTTCGCCACCCAGCCATGCACATGCTGGAGGATTG